AATTGTAAGACCATTTGGTTTAAGACCAATGCCTGGTATTGTACAAGCATCAGTCACAAATAAAAGTGCTTATGGTTCATTAAGAGAAGCAACTGTTGAATTTTTAGCTTGGGATAAACATCAACTTGAAGAACTTGAGTTATTATTTATGAGACCTGGCTACACTGTATTTTTAGAGTGGGGTTGGTCACAATATCTAGATCATGAAGTTGTTTCTATTAATAAAACACCAAAAGATATTAATATAAAAAACTTTGATTTATTAACTTTAAATCCTTTTACTGTTGGTTTAACTGATGAAAAAATATATAATGAAATAACCGGAAGTATAGAAGCAACTAAAGGTAATTATGATGCTATGTTAGGTTATGTGAAAAACTTTTCATGGCAATTATTACCTAATGGTGGTTTTCAATGTTCAACTGTTTTAATATCTAGAGGAGAAGTATTAGAATCATTAAAAGCTTCAGCAACCACAAATACAAACTTTTCATTTAATAACACAAATTCTCAAACTAAAGAACAAGTAGTTGCTACTATGTTTGAAAATATACTTTTGAGTATTATGGCTAGTATAAATGATAATGTTTATAACTCAACTTTTTCACCAACATCAGGATTAAGCATACCAGGAGAACTGTGGGTTACAGGCTCAAATCCTGTTGATTTAATAGCTGAAGCAGATCGTAAATATAATGATATAAATAGTAAAGTTAAACAAACATATCCTAATATAGATTTAGATAAAGAAACATGTGTTAAATATTGTGATGGACATAATGAAGGTACAGCCATTGAATACATCAGTATGAATAGTTTTGTATCTTTATTAAACACATATTTAATTCCTAAACAAAAATCAAAAAATATAACTAACATAGAAATACCAGGTAATACACCTTGTTTAGCTAGTGAAGACTCAGTTAGTATAGATCCAACAACTTGTATAATCAAAAATAAAAAAGCAAATTTTATAGCAGATAATAAAGAAGGATTTGATCCATATGTTGAATCAAGTTTTATATCAAATGTTATTGTACCATCTAAAGCTACTTTAAGAGATTTTTTAGATCAAGGAACTACAAGTCTTGGTTCTATAGGTAACATATATATTTCTATTAATAAAATATTAACTATATTTAGAACTGAAGCTAGTAAACCAGATGGTGTAACTGTATTAACATTATTACAAGAAGTATTAAATAATATTTCTTTTGCTTTAGGAGGAATAAATGATTTTAAAATCCATAGTGTTAGAGGTACAGCTCAAATTATTGATTTACATTATCTTGAAAGTGGAAAACAAAATAATAAATTTGAATTTAATCTAGTAGGATTAAATAGTATATGTCGTGATGTAAAGATTAACTCACGTATATTTGCTGAACAATCAACAATGATTGGTATTGGAGCCGCAGCAGCTGGTAGTTTTAATAACTTAGGAGATATATACGCGTCTACCCAACAAAAGTTTAATAAAGGATTAAAAGATAGAATATTAAATAATATTTATTATGATGCTCCACCTATTAATGTTGGTGGAAGATCATTAAATGATACGGAGGCTTACTATTATAGTATATTTAAAACATTAGAAGGTCTAAAAAAATATATTACTGACAAAGTATTAGGAATACCTAATGGAGGACCAACAATTCAGTATACTATAATACCAGATCCAAGTGAAATAACAAATGCATCTAATGCTTTAAAAACAATACATTATCAATTAAATGGTAAAGATGTAAACTTTAAAGCTTTAATTCCATTTGAATTAGAAATTACACTTGATGGTATTGGTGGTTTTGTTATAGGACAAATTTTTACTATTGATAATTCTATTTTACCACAAGATTACTACAATAAAAATTTAGGTTTTATTATAACTGGTATAAATCATAAACTACAAAATAATGATTGGGTAACAGAGTTAAAAACCCAAATTTGTTTATTAGACACAGCTGAAGAATTAAGAGCAATTGGTGTTGAACAAAATAAAGTTAAAAAAATAATTAACACTTTAACTACACAATCTCAAACAAATAGTTATTTAGTAAATGCTTTAGCAGATTTCTTAGTATATCAAACTGTTAAAAACATAAATGCTTATGATCCTGTCAATATCACTAACTATTTTTCATCTAATGATATTAATCCACTTACATCTGAATTTAACGCTAGAACAATATTAACTGGTAATGATACTACTCCACCAGTAGATAGACGTTATATATTACAATTATTACAAGCGTGTTCCCCTGATAGTAATGATTTAATAAAATTTTTAGATGATTGGTGGGATATGGCTGATAAATCATTACCTGGTTTTCCACAAAATAAAGTAAGTTTTATAACTCAAACTAATAATGGAACTTCTGTTCAATTTGATCCTGCTCCATTTGTTGATAGTTTCCTAATAGATTCTATTGTATATAACAAATACATTAATGATGTATTTTTAACTACAAGCCAATGGGATGCTACTGTATATAACAAATATAAAGAAATATTTGATAGTTCTTATTTAGGAGCATATTTCTCAGATAACAGAAGTACAGGACTAACTATAAAAATAGATACAAACCCACCTTTACCACCTTCTTATCCTATAAAATTACAATATCCAAATGGTCAAGTTTATAATTTTTATAATTCACAACGACCTACAAGTGATGGAACTGCTTTAAATGATATGAGATCTAGTTTTTATAACTTTTTCCAACTAAACCCACAAACTAGAGGATTAGGCTTATCAATATATTTATCTTCAAATCCCCAAATTACAGATCTTGTTAATATAATACCAAATTAATGTATATACCACAGTCAAATATAGTAGAAACAGGATATGACCAAAGCTTCAGATTTAATATATCTGATAGTGGACAGCCATATAATGGTTGGTTTCATAAAGATAGTAAAGGTAATTATTGGTCTGGAGAAACACATACTGAAGCTTCATTTTTATTATTTGACAAAAGACCAGAAATTACTAATCTAACAGATGATGCTTTAAAAAATAACCAAACATCATTTAGATTTACTAAAAAATTTAACAGTGAATTAGACACACCTTTATTTAAAGGTGATTTAGTAATACCAACTGAAGCTAATTACACAAAAGGATACTATACTCGTTATATAGTTCAACTAAAAGCAAGTGTAAAACCTTATATTGTAGAAATAAATGAGTTGAATTATAATAATTTAAATAATAATCTAAATGTTCGTAATGCTTATAATATAGTCCAAATGTTATGGAAATTAACAGGACCACAATTTGATGTTTATGATGGTAATATAAGACGTATATCAGGTGTTGAAGACACTAACTTACGTTCATTACAAATGGCGTCAAAAACAATACCTTTAATCTCAACTGTATTTACCAATCCACTCCAGTTTACTAGAATAACAAAATAAGCTTGGCTGCCTAAACTTTTTATTATATATTTAGTGTATAATAAAGGTTATGTATTACATTGTCGAAACAAAAGAACAACTAGATTATTTATCGCAACATAAGACTGATAATTGTTTTGTAAGTGTTATACCACAAAACGATAATTATCATCCCGCCTTAACTGAACCATGTTTAGTTTACTACCATAATGGAGAAAAAGGTTATATATTACCTGTTAATCATAGTGAAGCATTTAAATTAGATTGGGAAGTAATTAAACAGTTTATCACTAGTCATAAAGTAGTAAGAGTATTAGATAAGAAATACCATAGATACTTTTTATCAGGTGATAACTTATATGATGTAAACTTTATTGAGTATATAGATGAAACAGAACATGATACTAAAGTACATGTTGACTTTAATAGACAAAAATATTATTTAAAAGAAGTAAATTCACTTATACCCATTTCTAAACATTATGAAAAATGGGAAAACATATATAAGAAAGCAACTGAAAAACTTGTGTTTTCTAAGTTCTATCAGGTGAGCGAATTTTTAAATACAAAGTTTACTGAAGTATTTTATCAACTAGAGAAAAATGGTATAGGTATTGACCCACGTAAATTTAATAAACATTTTGAAACCGCTTGGAAAGATAATTCGATTTACGGAAATACAGTATTTACTCAATACAATCTATATAATTTAACTACCCGTCCTTCAAACGCCTTTAATGGCGTTAATTTCGCCGCTTTACCTAAAGGATTAGCAAGAGAGTCATTTGAACCAAATAATAATATATTTGTTGAGTTTGATTATAGCGCTTACCATCCACGTATAATTGCTAAAATGATAGATTATAAATTTGAAACAGGTAATCCATATGATGAAATACCTAAAGAAATAATGTTTCAAAACATATACGGTGGGATTAGAGATGAATATGCATGGTTTCCATTTTTTACTAAATTAAATGAATGGTTAGATGAAGAATACAAGAAATTTAAACTTAATATGGGATTACGTATAGCTGGTAATAACACCATATTACATCGTCATATTAAAGACCCAAATAAAAATAAAATATTAAGTTATTTAATCCAGTCATATGAAACATATTATAATGTACTAGCGTTAGAACGTATATTAAAATTGTTAGAAGGCAAGAAAACAAAAATAGTACTATACACGTATGACTCAATACTGTTAGACGTAGATAAATCAGAAATTAAAAAATTATTACCCACCATTAAACAAGAATTAGAAGCAGATGGATTTCCAACTCACATGAGTGTTGGTGAAAACTATGGCGCTTTAGTTAAAAAGTAACATATTTATGGAATATAATATAACCATACAAGAATTGGCAAACAAGTTATTCGCAACTTTCACAAAGAAAGAAGATTTACAAGAAACAATCGAGACAATCACATCTCGTTACACTATACTATTTGATAAAATATTTATTTTAGAATCACAAGATAGTGATGAATTGATATGTACATATAATATCGATCCAGGTAATTTGAACTCAACCACAATTTTACCAAACACTATTTTGTTACATCGTAAAAAGGATTCAAATACATTGTACACAATTAATGCTTTGAACACTTTGATTAAAACATTAAACAACGGTGTAGCTGATCCGAATTATAAAATAGAATGGACTGATTATAAAAACACTATACTGTTAACAACAGGTCCCGATCTAAGAAAGCTGGAAACGGCCATTCATAAAATAGTAAATATTTAAATAAAAATACAGGGCTTTCAGAAATGAAAGCTCTTAGTAACTGAGGTTTGGCTACCCAAAAATGAAATTATATATTTAATTAGTTATAAAAAACAATGTAGTTATGGATTTACAAGCAATTAAGTCAAGACTGTCTACACTCCAACAGAAAAAAGGAGGCGGTAACAGCAAAAATGAAAGAGAAAAGTACTTTTGGAAGCCACCAGTTGGTAAGTACGCGATTAGAATCGTTCCATCTATTTTTAACAAATCAAACCCATTCCGTGAAGTTATGATCCATTATGGTATTGGAAACAAAACCATGATTTCATTAACTAACTTTGGTGAGAAAGATCCGATTGTTGAATTTGCTCAACAGTTAAAGAAAACAAATGAGAAAGACAATTGGGCTTTAGCTAAAAAGATTAGTCCTAAAATGAGAGTTTTCGTACCCGTAGTTGTACGTGGTGAAGAAGACAAAGGTGTTCGTTTATGGGAGTTTGGTAGAGAAATGTATCTTGAGTTATTAAACATCGCTGAAGACGAAGAAGTAGGTGATTACACAGACATTACTCAAGGTCATGACTTAACAATCGACACAGTTGGACCTGATGTAACTGGTACTAAGTACAACAAATCATCAGTACGTGTTAGACTTAAGAAAACACCGTTATCTGAAGACAGTACTTTAGTAACAAAATGGTTAAATGAACAACCAGATGTTCTTCAATTCTATAAAAAATATGAGTTTGAAGAAATGAAAAACGTGTTAATGGAATGGTTAGAACCATCTGAAACTGAAACATCTGATGAAGAAGAAGCACCGTTTGATACTACTCCAACAGTAGCTCCTCCAACTGCTAATTACTCCTTAAACACTAAAGCTAAGAAAGGCTTTAATGAAGATGAATTTGATGACTTATTTAACGACTAAAGATGGCCAAAGCAAAAAGTTTAAATGCTGACATCTCTCAAGCTATTAAAGGCGGCTTTGATTTAGACAAGTTTAAGAAAACTAAAAAACTAGATCAATCAGTTAAATTTAAAGCACAAAAATGGATCCCATTCACACCAGCAGTACAAGATGCGTTATCTATACCTGGTGTGCCTATGGGCCACATTACGATAGCGAGAGGTGGATCAGATACCGGAAAAACAACATTAATGATTGAAGCAGCAGTAGCTGCACAGAAAATGGGTATATTGCCTGTTTTTATTATCACTGAGATGAAATGGGATTTTGCTCACGCTCAGAAAATGGGATTAGTATTAGAAGCTATACCTGATGAAAATGGTGAAGTAATGGATTATAAGGGATTTTTCTTATATGTTGATAGAACATCATTAAATTCAATTGAAGACGTATCCGCATTTATCGCTGACATCTTAGATGAACAAAAGAAAGGTAATCTACCTCATGACTTATTATTCTTATGGGACTCAGTAGGTTCTATACCATGTGATATGAGTATTGATCAAGGTAAAAACAATCCAATGTGGAACGCTGGAGCAATGGCAACTCAATTTGGTAATTTTATTAATCAAAAGTTTCCAATGTCTCGTAAAGAGTCATCACAGTTTACAAACACATTCTTTGTAATTAATAAAACAGGTGTACAACCAGCATTAACACCAATGTCACAACCAAGAATGACTAATAAAGGTGGTGGTACAATGTATTGGGATGCTTCAATTGTAATTACATTTGGTAATGTTACAAACAGTGGTACAAGTAAAATACACGCTCAACACAAAGGTAAGAAAGTAGAATTTGCTAAACGTACTAAAGTAGCAATTGATAAAATTCACGCTGACTGTGGAGTAGCAACTGCTTCAACTGTAATTGTAACACCACATGGATTTATAGATGATGATCCAGACGCAATAAAAGAGTATAAAAAACAACATGCTGCTGAATGGTTCTCAGAACCTATAATTAATTTAGACGAGTTAAAGATTACAGAAGACAATAGTGAGTGGGAAGAAAGTCAAAATATCTCTCCTATGATCGAAATAGACAACGACGAAGAACAACAATAAAGTTATGAACAAAACACTAAAAGCAATGCTTACTAATATTAAGCAAACGGAAGACAAACCTCTTCATCTACATAGTAAAGTATTGCTGGTGGATTCAATGAATACTTTTTTACGAAGCTTTGCCATGATTAACCATATTAACCCTAATGGCCATCATATTGGTGGCCTGACTGGGTTTTTAAAATCAATAGGTTTCGCAATTAGACACATTAAACCCACAAGAGTAATATTAGTATTTGATGGCAACGGCAGTACTACTAATAAAAAATTATTATACCCAGATTATAAAGGAAATAGAAAACTTCAACGTATTACTAATTGGGATGGTTTTGAAGATAGAGAAGACGAATCAGCGTCAATAGCAAATCAAATGCTACGTTTAGTAGATTATTTAAAATGTTTACCTGTTGATTTAGTTTCTATTGATAAAGTAGAAGCGGATGATGTAATAGGACATTTAGTTACTAAATTACAAGACGAAGTTTATATAATGTCTGCTGATAATGATTTTATACAATTAGTAAACGATAAAGTAACAGTATATTCACCTGTTAAAAAGATATTTTATACACCAACTGTAGTAAAAAAAGATTTTGACCTCGAACCTTTTAATTATATTAATTATAAGATATTAATGGGAGACAATTCAGATAATTTACCAGGTGTAAGTAAATTAGGTCCTAAAAAATTAATGAAGTTATTTCCTGAAATAGGAGGAACTGAAAAAGTAGTGTTTGAAGATATTTTACAAAAGAGTAAAGATAAAATTAACGAACATGCTTTATACCATAGTGTGGCTAATTTTGAAAAACAACTTCTAATTAATCAACAACTAATGGACTTATCTGATCCTGTAATACCAGAAGCAGATATAGAAGAAATAGACCAAATGTTACAATCAGAACATAGATTGCTTAACAAAAATGAATTCATGAAAATGTATAACGAAGATAGTCTTAATAACTCAATACCGAATACAATGTTTTGGTTAGACGACGTTTTCAATTATCTTCAAGCATATTAAAAATATAAATAAATTATGGTTGCGTTTAACAAGTTAAATCAATACGGTTTGAGTTTTCAAACCAAGGTTATAAGTTCACTTTTAAAGAACAAAAAGTTTCTACTTAACATTAGAGATGTTGTAACACCAGAATATTTTGATAATCAAGCGCATCAATGGCTTGTAGAACAAATTATTAAGTATTTTGATAAGTACCATGCAACACCTACCTTAGATACACTTCATATTGAAGTTAAGAAAATAGATAATGATGTATTAAAAGCATCTGTTATTGAACATCTAAAAGAAGCATATAAAGCAATTAATGAAGATGCTATTTATGTAGAAGAAGAGTTTAGTAATTTTTGTAAGAACCAACAGTTAAAGAAAGCACTATTAACATCAGTAGATTTATTACAATCAGGATTGTATGATGATATTAGATCATTAGTAGATAACGCTCTAAAAGCTGGGATGGAGAAAAATATAGGTCACGAATATTCTAAGGATGTAGAAGATAGATATAGAGATGAGTATAGAAATTCTATTTCAACACCTTGGCCTGTAGTAAATGAATTATTACAAGGTGGTTTAGGTGGAGGTGATTTTGGATTAATATTTGGAGGTCCTGGTGGTGGTAAGAGTTGGTCACTAATAGCATTAGGCGCAGCAGCAGTTAAAGCAGGTTTTAATGTTTGTCATTACACACTTGAGTTAAGTGAAGCATATGTTGGTAAACGATATGATGCTTGTTTTACAAACATATCTGTAGCACAAATACAAGAACATAGACAGGAAGTAGAAACAATTATTCCAAATCTACCAGGTAATTTAATTATCAAAGAATATCCAACAGGTAAAGCAACAATTAGTACTATTGAATCACATATTCAAAGATGTAGAGATTTAGGACAAGCACCTGATTTAGTTATTATTGACTACGTTGACTTATTACGCGCTAATCGTTCAAGTAAAGAACGTAAAGAAGAAATTGATGATGTGTATGTAGCAACTAAAGGCTTAGCTCGTGAATTAAATTTACCAATATGGAGTGTATCTCAGGTAAACAGAGCAGGTGCTAACGACAATATTATTGAAGGTGATAAAGCAGCTGGTTCATATAACAAAATGATGATTACTGACTTTGCAATGTCATTATCACGTCGACGTCAAGATAAAGCAGGCGGTACAGGACGATTCCACATTATGAAAAACAGATATGGTATGGATGGTATTACATATGCTGCGACAATAGACACATCTACTGGCCATATAAACATTGATAATACGGCTATGGACGAGGATGAAGTAGATAAAGAGAGACCGGTTAAACTCAATGAAAACTTTGACTCCGTAGATAGGGATATACTAAAGAAAAAGTTCTTTGAACTTAGTAAAAGTGAAACTATTTAACAATATTTATACACACAAATATAAAAATAATGGCAAAAGTTGTTCTAGTTTCATGCTCTGCAGGTAAATTATCAAAACCAGCACCAGCTGAAGAATTATATAATTCAGATTTATTTCAAAAACAATTAGCATACGCTAAGAAATTAGCTGATGATAAAAATGTATATATTATATCCGCTAAATATCACTTAGTACCATTACGAAAAACAATTGAACCATATAACGTTACTTTAAAAGACATGCCGGCTAATGAACGTGAACAATGGTCAGAAGTAGTTTTGAAACAACTAAAAGATAAAGGTTATAATCTTGATAAAGATACTTTTGTTTTCTTAGCAGGAAACGCTTATCGTCAATATTTAGAACCCCATATGAAACATGTTGAAGTACCTTTAGCAGGTTTACGTATAGGCCAACAAAAGAAAGAGCTACTTAAGAAATTAAAAGAATCGCTTATTAAATTAACACAATATATTATTAACGAAGTAAAAAAACGCATGTAATGAAATACTCGACTGAATTTTTAGAGAAAATGATAGTAGAATACATCAACGACAATGATGCATTCGGTAATGAAGAAGAAGATGTTGTAATTACAGAGACGTTAAATGGTTTTAAACCTTTATTAACAGAGAATGCTGGTAGTCTTATACCATCATCTTTGCTCCAAGAACACGCTGAAAAATTAAAAGGCGTACCTAAGGAAGTATTTGAAGATTTCATGGTATATGTTAACATGACGTCTTTAGATTTCCACTTACTTTAAATTAATACAAAATAATTTTTACTTATGCAAATAAGTAATGACACCATTAACTATAAACCTAAAACAAAAATGAATATCACACAAGAGATTCTATCAGACATTACCACATACATGAAGTATGCTAAATATGTTCCTGAATTAAATAGAAGAGAAACATGGCATGAGTTAGTAACTCGAAACAAGGAAATGCACCAAGAGAAATTTCCATTACTAAGAGATGAGATTGAAAACGCTTACAAACTAGTATATGATAAAAAAGTTTTACCGTCGATGCGTAGCTTACAGTTCGCAGGTAGACCCATTGAGCTTAATAATGCTCGTATATTTAACTGTTCTTTCTTGCCTATTGATGATTGGCGCTCTTTTTCAGAAATAATGTTTTTATTATTGTCTGGATGTGGAGTAGGATATAGTGTTCAAAAACATCATATAGATCAATTACCTGAGATTAAAATACCAGTAAAATCAAAACGTTATTTGATTGGTGATAGTATTGAAGGATGGGCTGATGCAGTTCGTATGTTATGTAAAGCATATTTTACAGGCGCAGCATTACCATTATTTGATTTTAGAGACATCAGACCTAAAGGCGCTCAGTTAATTACTGTTGGAGGTAAAGCACCTGGTCCAGAACCATTAAAAGAATGTTTATTCAACTTACAAAAAGTATTTGATCGTAAACAAAATGGTGATAAATTAACATCATTAGACGCTCATGATATGGCTTGTTTTATAGCTGATGCTGTATTATCAGGTGGTATTAGAAGAGCAGCTTTAATTTCATTGTTTAATTTAGATGATGAAGATATGTTAACATCTAAATTTGGAAATTGGTGGGAAGAAAATCCACAACGTGGAAGAGCAAATAACTCAGCAGTTGT